TTTTTCGTGCATTGCGAACCAGTGCCACAACCTAGAGCGAAGGTTTCGACGCGGGGCGGATTTGCTAGGGCGTACGTCGATAAAAAACACCGTTCGCACGCTCTGAAGCAAGCTATCCGCGAAGCGTTTGTGGGTGAGAAGCTGGAGGGGCCGATTGGGTGCGATTTGCTCTTTCGATTCACTAGGCCAAAGTCGCATACTAAAAAACAACGCGAAAGCGGATGGCATACTGGCAAAGCCGACATCGATAATTTGCAAAAGCTCGTTTTCGATGCACTCAACGGGGTTGCATACGACGATGACAAGCAGATAGCTTTTGTAATCGCGTATAAGCGATGGGTTAGCGAAGAAACTGAAAGCGGAATTCACATTAACCTTTGGGAGCTAGGATGACGCCAACGCTGCACAAAGCCGGGTCGCTCGGAAAGATCGACGAAATGAGAGCTAGGGCTGAACGCGGCGAGCCTATTTTCGTCGATGGAGACTGCTTGGAGCAGGTCAACTGCGAAGAGGAAGCGATTGCCAAGGATGAGGTGCATCGGCGGATCGTCGCGGATGTCGATGGGATTAGGCACAAATCTAAAATCTAGGCACGGCTGAAAATCGTGATACCATAGATGCACAAAACGGAGGTGCATTATGGATTTGCAGGGTTTGTTGAAATCAAAAAGATTCTGGGCGGCGGTCGCTTCCGTCGCTGTCGTCGTGCTAAAAGACAAAGTGCCGCTAACCGAAGATCAGATTAATCTGATTGTTCTTGCCATCGGTGGCTGGATTGTTGGCGAATCAATCCGTCCGGTTAATCCGCCGGAGGTGCAGAAATGAGCAAGGCAGCATGGCAAGAGAAGTTCGAGCGGCATAAAGAAACCGCGTTGTTTTGCTACCATCAGGCGAATGGAAATCCTCGCTTAGCACGTCGCTCGTTTCGCTCGGCGATGGTCAGCGTCTACGGGCTTGATCCTATGACGATTATCATCTTGGTTCAGATCGCTATCAAGATTTGGGCATGGGCAAAAGAGCAAGGATACTTGTCGGCTTACCCAATTGATGGCGTACCGATGGCGGCAATTCTTGAGGCTTGCGAAGCTAGCGGCGACTTAGACTAATACACCCCTGCCAAGCCGATCACGACCTACTACAAGCCTCCAGGTCGAGTTTTGGCGGGGTTTAATACAGGTGAAAGATGACCGAACAACCTAAGCAATCGCAAAGCGTGTTACCGTGGCTAGTTGCTGCGGTTTGCGTCTTTGCTTTATTGCGAAACAAGCAGGGGGGAGGTGATCCATCTACAGGCTCGGTAACAAGCCAAGTCGCGAAAACTTTGCCGAACATCCGAGCCGCATACCGAGACGCTTTTTTGTCGGCGGCTGACTTGATTGAGAAGGGCGAAATCAGGGATCAGGAAGCGTGGCTCAAGCATATCGCAGAGAATGCCGGGGCGAAGCAGAAAGAAGCGATGAACGCGGTTTACAAGGCGTTAAACGAGCTAAATCTACCGGCCAGCTTCGAGGGTAAGGAAAAAGAAATCGCCGAGATAAATCGCAAGATCGGAGGGGCGTGGTAATGCGAATCGCCTACCGTCTTTTATTCCGAGTTGTGATCTTGCCATCGCTAGTGTTTATGCTCGTCGCGGCTGTGTTAGACGGGCTTGCATGGAAGCTAGATGCGGCGTTGAATACTCTTGAGAATAAAGGATGGCCGGAATGAGCGATTTTTTCACCGGCTACGATCCTGCCTTAGAACGTCGCGACGAAATCGCCAATTCGTCTACTCCGATGCTTTTTACCATGCGGGATTTTCAAGCACCGGAGGAGATCGATCCTAGACCGCTGATGCGGCATGACAAGCAACTGAACATGAGTAGTTGCCAAGGATTCAGCCTCACGAATTGCGGCGAATATCTTTGGGCTTTACCTTATGGATCGGTAAGCAAAGACCGTCAGTTTTCTCAGCTCTTTGCCTACTTGGAATCGCAAAGAATCGACGGGCTAATAGGCGAGGATAAGGGAAGCACGATAAGCGGTGGCGTTAAGGCAGCTAGGGAAATTGGATTTTTGACGGAGTCGCATTTGCCATACCGCACTCCATATCCATCGAGGGCCTGGGCGTTGATTACAGACGCCCTGCGGAAGCTTGCCGAGCCTTTTCGCATCCGGTCGCACACTTGGTTGGAGAGCTATGATGCCATCTTTCAATACTTGGCAAGCGGTAGCGGTGCGGTGCATACGGGGACGCTGTGGAATGATTCTTTCTACGCTTCTAATGGCGTACTTGAGTCGATCAGTCTACGCAACGGAGGCGGTCACGCTACAGCATGGCTAGGCTACAGCAAGCGAAAAGACTCACGCGGACGGAAGTACATCTGGCGTCTCAACTCGCACAATGATAGCTGGACGGAAATTGCCCCTAGCGTGATCGACGCACTTTGCAAACATAGCTATACGTCCATCGTCGGCATATCGGATCTCTCGACGCCGGGGCCGCGTAAAATGGATTGGACTAAAGAGAGGCCATTGGGATGAGCGACGAAAAAGGAGGCTCAGCGATGTTTATTTTGCTTCTATTGGTTTGCGGCGTCTTGTGGAGCAATCAGCCAAAACCGAAAGCGGAATTGACTCCATCGCCGGATGGTTTGATTGAGCAAGTCGCAAGCGTTGAAAGTTCGCTAAACCATTTTGTTGACACCAACAAAATGGACGATCCAAAGCCTGTACCATCTCCAAGCGACAAGCCTAGCAAGCCGGAGATCATCATCTTCACCTCGAAATCTTGCCCACCTTGCGAACGATGGAAGAAATGCGAAGCCCCTAAGTTTGAAGCGAACGGGTGGAAAGTCGCGTATTGCGAAGAACACAGTTACGGATTAACGCCGACGTTTTTGATTACAAAGGACGGGCGAACTGTTGAGAAGGTAGGTTTTTTTACGTTTGAGCAATTGCAAGAGGTGTTAAAGTGACTCAGGAATCCCTTCTTTATTTGATTGGTTCGGGGATGGTTACGACGCTAACTGGAGCCGTCGTTTTTTTGTTTCGCTTGTTCGTCGTCGAGAAGGAAGCAACTCGAAAAGATTTGCAAGAATGCAGAAGCGACCGCGAAAAACTTTGGTCTAAAATCGCAGACCTTCAAACGGAAATAGGGAAGCTATTAAGAGGATGAAATGGGCACTTATCGCAAAGTAGTTGAGTTGATCGACGGTTGGCAATCGATGACGGATGCGGAGCTGATTCAGGCGGCAACGGCAAAAGATTTGCCGTGGAGCGATCCTGATAAATGGACATTGCTCGGCATTGCCGGATTGATCGGGCCGCAAAACGTCTCGACGTTTCTTTCTTTTCTATCGGATATTAACTACGCTTGGGTAGGCACTCAGGCGGCTGGTGCAGGAGTACCGATAGGCGATGAACAATTTAACGCTGCCATGCGTGCTATCAATCATCCCTTCTGCCAAGCGATTGCGGATGCAGGGCGAAAGATGGTTAGCCTGTGTGACTTGCAAGGTCTTGCGAATGACGGTCAGAGAGTGGTCGAAGCGGCTAAGCAGATGCGGCTTGAGAAGTTGCAGGATGATAAGTTAAGAGCAGGTGCTACGCGGTGGAATGCGTACAATGTGGCGGTAAAAAATTGGGACGGCGATCCTGAAACGGAGCCCAACCTATGAGTATCAGCTTAGTCTCGAACGCACAAGCAGCAGCGGACACGGTCGCAATGCCAACACATGCGACCGGCGACTTGATTCTGGTTTGCACCACAAACGATAACGCGGCAACATCTCCAACGCTTCCAACGGGCTACATAAATCTGTGGGCACTGGGCAGTGGCACGGGTGCGATGACGGTCGGATATAAGTACGCACAGAGCAATGCTGAAACGACAGGGACTTGGACGAACTCGGATCAAACAAGCGTGACGGTGTGGAGAGGATCTTCCAATACAATCGTTTGGCCTTGGTTCATTTCAGCCAATACGGGCACGTCAACAAATATGCTTTGGACTGCCCAGTCTGGCGGCACGTTTCGCACTTCGAGTGAGGATAACGTACTTTTTGCCTATGGTCATAACAGGTCTACAACGAACAACCTCGCACAGACTCTTGGAGCGTTGACAAACCTTTTTGAGCAAGGCGACGGGGCTAACTTTCAATCTGCTGGCAAGTATCAATTGTCAAGAACAACAGTCTGGTCGGGAACGACATTGACGATGGCAACGTCGGCGTTTTGGCGTACAGTGATGCTTTGCTTGACTGAGCAAACTGGCTACGGTTTTACTGGCGGCGGCGGACTTCGATTTGCACGGCCAATGAACGGAGGATATTCAGCGTGAAGCGAAAAATAAAAGGCGGTTTAACTTCCGTATCTCTTGGAGTATTCATTGCAGACACGTCGAGCGCAACTGGCGGCGGTCTAAGCGGTGTCACTAATTCATCTAGCGGATTGGTGCTCGAGTATCGAAGGGCTGGGCAGTCTACCTGGACTTCGGTTACTCCGGTGTCAAAGACTCTTGGGACTTACACTAGCGGCGGAATCGTGGCGGATGGTTCGCTCGCCGGTGCTTACGAGGTGGACTTCCCTGATGCTGCTTTCGCTTCTGGTGCTCGGTTTGTTCTGTGCCGAATTCGTGGCGTAACGAACATGCTTCCGGTATTGATCGAAGTCGAGCTAGATGCGGTCGATTACCAAGACGCAACGCGGTTTGGATTGAGTGCGATACCTAACGTCGCTCAAGGAAACTCAGGAGCATTGGCAACCGGAGATGCAAGCGGACGGGTAACCGTCATATCGAATCAGGATAAGACTGGATACTCACTCACTCAAAGCTTCCCGGCTAACTTCGCAACGCTTTCTATAGACGGAAGCGGACGTGTGACCGTTGGAAGCAACGCAGATAAAACAGGCTACGCATTGACGCAAGCTTTCCCATCTAACTTCTCCGCGTTAAGTATCGATCCAAGCGGTCAGATTAACAGCGTCGGCGTCGTCGATGAGCTAGGGCCAAGTGCACTGTCTGCTAACGGCCTTGAGGATGTTATTGCGGCGTCAACTTGGAACTCTTTGACTACATCAACATGGGCAACCGACAGCTTTGGAAAGCACATAATCATCAGCAACGACAATAATCGATCTGTCAAGGTGGTCGGGGCAGGTGCGGGGCATGTCGCGGCAGACATTCACGAACTACAGCCGGCAGTCATCGAAGCATCACATTTCGCAGCAGGAGCGATCGATGCGAATGCTCTGGCAGCTGACGCAGCGACCGAGATTGCCACAGCAGTCGGAAATCTACAAGCGATCTCACGACTCGACTCGATGATCGAGAGCAATGGAGCAGGTCAATTCCGATTCGATACAATCGCACTCTCGATGGCTCCTGGTGGCGGTGGCGGTGGTGG